CACCTTGTTCACCTTGTTCACCTTGTTCTCCCTTTTCACCTTGTTCACCTTGTTCACCTTGTTCTCCCTTTTCACCTTGGATTCCCTGTTTACCTTGTTCACTTTTAATACATTGTTCCCCCTGTTCTTGTCGATCTTGCTCTTGTACCCATTGTTTGTGTTGTTCTTTTAGTAGCTCCCATTGTTCGGTTGTTTCTAGTAAATCAGAATCATCTTTTACTACTGGATTTTTATCATCCAATTTTTCTTTAGTATCTTTTTCAGTAAATGCTTCTTTAAGGTCATTATTTTCTGTACGTAAAGCAATAGATTTACTACTATTGATTTCTGGTCTATCACTATCTAAAAAATTTGTGTCAGAAATATCTTTATTTGTTTGATTGGTTGGTAATTCATCATTATTTGATAATAAATTACTTGTATCTTCTGTTGAAATTTGCTGATTACCTTTATTTCGGCAAGGAATATTCATTCGGAAAGACATTTTTGTCTAAAAAGAAATTTAGTTTTAGATTGTTTTTTTAAATGCTAGTTTAAAACGGTAACAAAGATATTTTAAAAATGTTACAGACCATAATAAATGATAAGCAATTTTTAATACATCTTGCTAGCGAAATTATAGTGATATGTGGATTAAGTTACTTTTTTAATCAAAAAACTAAAAATTGTATGACCCATATAGAAAATTTATCCTCCCGTTTAGAGGAGCAAGAAGATATTATACAACAACATGAATTAGTAATTAAACAATTAGTTGAAAATATTAATAAATTAAGTCAACAATTAGAATATGTCTCTCAACAAAAATTACCAAAAAGTTTACCACCTAAATCATCTACAAATAAAATATCAAAAAATATGCCGGTAAAAAATACAGTTAAACATAAAAAACCAGTTTTAATTGATGAAGAGCCTAAGAAAGATACAAAGTCGGTATCTTTTGAAAAAGAAATAGAAGAGAGATTTGTAGAACTAGATTCTGACTCAGACTCAGATAATAGCATTCTAGATCTAGACGACGAAATATCAGAAGAACTAAAAGATTTAGATTATGTTGAAGAAATAGATTTAAAAAAACAACAATAAATAAACAAAAACTAATCAGTGATAATATATGCTATCCGATTTATTCGACGAACAATATATCTCCACATCAAATGCTGAACAGGAATCCCATAACAAACTTATTGAATCTTATGAAAAATATAAACTTCTCACACCAAGTAGTGTTTGCGGTAGGCACTATAGAGATACAAGACCCTGTGTACGACCAAACTATATTCCCTTTTCTTCCCCAACAAGAAGTTCAAGAGAAGAATGGGCTTCTACCTATTACATACAATTAGAAGAGCTATATAAAATTATTATTAATATTGTAAACGAGAATTACCCCAAGAATAAAATAAAATGGAATAAAGATTCAATTAAATATGGATTTGAAACGTTGATTTATCATTGTTCATCTAAATATATAGATAAGATGGTTTAAAGTTTAATTTATATAATAAATAAATGGGTAAAGCAAGCAGAGAATTAAATTTAGCTAGAGAAGCTATTTATAAACAAGAAACACCAAATGATGAAAATAACAATATTGATTATACAAAACCCACTGATAATTTATTTGAAGAGAATATTGCTCACGAGATTCAACAAGCAATGATTAAGTATACTAGTAATAATAGCTATGCATTATGTGAATATTTAGATTTAATTAATATTACCAATTTTATACATTGGTGTAAAACAAGATAAAATATAACTAATATATTAGTTATATTTTATTTAATATATTTATCCTAATAGTCCTAAACAATCTAGAACTTCTCTTCTTGAACCAGATAATCTATCAAGAACGGAACTGTCACCGGACTGAATAGCGGCTAAAATTTGTTCTATATCAGCTTCAGAAGCGTGCCCCGCTTCTGGACTAACAGATACTGGTGGTGATGGTGGTTTTGGTTTTGGGTAGTCAAAAGGTGCTGGTGGTGATACAGGCTCAAAAGGTTGTGCCGCTGGTGGTGATACAACAGGATCAACTACTTCTGGTATAGATGTTGGTTGTGTTGGAACAAAAGGTGCTGCTGGTGGAACAAAAGGAGAAGGTTCTGTAGGAGGAATTACAGGAGGAGGAATATCTCCTACAGGGGTAGATAATGATGAAGTGCGTAATAATTCTAGCATTTGTGCTATAGATTTTTGAGTTATACTACAAGCATCATTACCTTGTTGTTCTTCATTTTCGTTTATATCAACTATTTCTCCTTTAGTAATCTTTTTTCTAATTGACATTGAAGTTATTGGTTCAGCTCTTTTTAAAAGATCCATACAATCAACATTTATCAATTCAACTAATTCCTCAAAAGATTCTTGTAATAAACAATTACGTTTAACGAGAAAATCTTTTACAATTTTTTCTTGTTTAGCAGATAATTTATCACCCATTACTCCTCCAGAAGCAGCTGGTGGGAATATAGTAGGAGATGGTTGGGGGGCTACACTAGGACCAGAGGAGTATGTAGGAGAAGGTTGGGGAAATGTAGGAGAAGGTTGGGGAAATGTAGGAGAAGGTTGGGGGAATGTAGGAGAAGGTTGGGGGAATGTAGTAGGAGCAGCTGCTGGTGGAACAAAAGGTGCTGTTGGGAATGATGTAGGAGCAGGTTGGGGGTGGGAAGATGGTACGGTAAAAGGTGCCCCGCTGAATGGAATATTTGATTGTTTTAATTTGCTTTTTAGGCTATTTAATGCTTTTATCGTACCAATAACTTTTTTATTTCCATTAATATATAATTCATTTCCAGAAAAATACTTATTTGCATAGTCTTTGGTGACACAATATCCATCATTATTATTTACATCACAAACAAAATCCCCTGGACAACTGTAGTCTGGTTTACTACATGGAACTTGTTTTGTTTCATCTAATGCGCAAAGTAAATCTACTTTTTGAGCATTACTTCTACCCATTCCTGCTGTAATATTACGACCTGCTAATTGTTCTGCTGCAACCCCTTTCATTTCATAGTGCGCTCTGTTTTTACACGATGACATAGCAGTTGGAGCTGCTGTTGGCATAGCAGTTGGAGCTGCTGTTGGCATAGCAGTTGGACCTGACGGATGAGAGTGACTACCTGAAGGCATAGAAGACCTAGGCATTGAAGATCTAGGCATTGAAGTAGGCATTGCACCACCTCCCTTTTTTAATCTACTCATTAATTTATCCATTGCCCCTTTAGTACCAATAACTCTTTTACCATTAATAATTGCTTGTTGGTAACCAGTTTTAGTAACTACTGGTCGACCAGTGTGGTCTAACGTTTTAGTCTCCCCATATGCGTCTGCGTATTTTTGGGTTACACAATTTGAACGTTCACCATCTTTTATATTACATACTAACCCATCTGCACATTCATTATGTGGTGGATCACACTCTATAAACCCTCCGGTTGTTTTTAATGATTCTAAAAGAGCCTCTTTTTGATGTGTAGAATTACCAAAACCTTTAGTTACTCCATATTTTGCCAATTTATCTTTTAATGAAATATGAGAATCTGCAGTTGGTGCAAATGTTGTAGGTGGAACATATGTTGCTGCTGGAGGTGGAGCAAATGTTGCTGCTGGAGGTGGAGCAAATGTTGGTGCGGAAGGTGGAGCTACTGGTTGACTTGGTATACCACCACCTGATTGAAGATGAGCCGCTATTGCATCACAAATGATTTTACGATTACTATTTAAAATCTTTTTGTTGGTAATTCCTACAGATTTCGCTAAATTAATAACATCATTTCTGTTTTGTTTATCACAACCTGGCCCCCCTTGCTTTTGGATTCTTACAGCTTCAGCAGTAGAAGCTATTCCTAATTCTTCTAATTTTTTACTAAGAGCAGTTTTATCAACACTTTTTATAATTAAATCATGTAGATTACTTTTATTCCAACTTGAACGACAAGGAAGGTCAAAGTGGTTACAAATTTCTAACATTTTAGGCTTCGTGGCTTTTAATAAGTCTATTGATGACATTTTATTATAAGGATAATTTATTTTATTATTTTTTAATTTTTTTTAGATTTCATATATTTTAGATCTAGAATAATCAATAACTCTGTCTTTCTTTTTACCTTTTTGATTACTAATAATATTGCAATTATTTATAACTAAATTAAAATTTTTATGAGTATGTCCACAAATCCATGTTTTAATAATATTGTTTTCTAATAAATACTCTAAATTAGAAGCATAAAGATGAGGATATTTTTTACATTTTTTGTTTCCTTCTAAAACTTTTAAAGTAGGAGGATGATGAGTTACAACAATTAATTTTAACTTATTTACATTACAATATTCTTTTATTTTTTTTATATAGGTTAAATCATTATTATGTAATTTTTTATACGTATCTATAGTAATATTATGTATTCTAACAATATATTTATTAAATGTACTATTAGGATTTGTCCAAAGAGTAGCACCGCATATACAATATTTACCAATTACTATACTATTTCTATTTAATACATATAAATTACTAATAGCTTTATTTAATTGTTCTAGTCTCTGTTCTAAAATTTTATAACTCAATGGTTTATAACTAGGTACTGTGTACCATTCATGATTCCCAGGAATATAAATTACTAATTTGTAATATTTACAAATAGATTCTAAAAAAGTAGATAACTGCTTTATTTTATAAAGAGAACCTATATCCCCTGCCATAATTAAAATATTACAATTAGGATTAACAAAATCTAATGGATTTACATCTTCTTCATTTCCTTCAATATGTAAATCAGAAATATATTGAAATTTCAACATTATTTTAGTTTATTTGAGTCTTTTTTAAATAAAAATTAATCATCTAAACTGGGTATATCTTGTAAATCAATATTGGGTCCTTTCATTTTTCTTTTCTTTTGCTGATTATTAGAATTAGGTATATTAGTACTACTAGAACCAGTCATATTATTCATCATACCCATTAGATTGGCACCTGTCTTTTTCATTATCATTTTAGATATTAAGAAGAAGGCAGCATTCATAATAATCATAAATAATAATCTTAATTCAACAGGCCATTTGCTTCCTGAAGGCACGTAACTCTTTTCTCCCAACTCAATTAGTAGTTTTTCATAAGAATTCATAGAGACTATTTGCTGTTGTGTAAAACCTTGCATGTCAAAACCCAGAAAATTACCAAATATAAATTCTGCTCCCATAAATCCATAAATTAAATATGTTTTATAATTTTCAACAGATGAGTCTAAAGACAACCTTCTAACAGTGTCATCGTAAGATTGCTGTAAAGTTCCCAGATCAGTATGAATACTAAATTCAGGAATAGTGGCTTGAGGGTAAGATTTTTTCAAGAGATCAAACTTAAATATTAGTTCTCTTTTCATATCATCTTCTTGCTGTTCAGAAAAATTATTTTGATTTAAATCTCTAAACTCCTTTTTAGGAACATACCCTCCTTTCCTCTCTAGTTCAGCTAAGGTTGGAGCATCTCCGTGAGCAGATGGATTAACAACAGAATGTCCACTAAAATCTCTATGTCTACTATATTTATCTGATTTTACAGAATTAGATTTAACAGATCTACTTGGAGAACTATCTGAACTGCTGTCATCTAGTAATTCTTTAAGTCTAACTGATAAATCATCAGAACTATCACTAGAATAATTATCAATATCCTTCTTATTTTCCGGAGGAGCTATTTCTGGTGATTCCTTTTTCTCTTCTATAGAAAGTTCACTAAATGAAGATGCTGGGGAATAATTTTGTTTTTTGGGTTTGGTAACTAATTCCTCTAAGTCTGAATCACTATCGTCAGATTCAGATAATATAGAATCCAACTTTTTATCTAAATTATTTTCAAAATTTTTCTCAGTTATATTAGTCCTAGAAATTGATTTATCTTCTTTAATTTCACTAGGTAAATATTCTTTATTTATCAAATCTTGTTTTATCTTTGTTTTATTTTCAATTAATTCTAAATATAATCTAGGCATACGAGGGAAAACCTGTTGTTTACTGATAGATTTTACCTTAAGAGGGACTCGAATTAAATTCACAGTATTATTTTTTATAGGCATTTTAAATTGATGTATGACTACTTTAAATACAAATACTTTATTATTATTATGCATTTTTATTCCTATAAAACCACGATATATATAGTAGAAATCTAATATAATAAAAATAAAAATGAATTAACAACAAAAATAATTTTATTAAAATTTAAAAATGGGAATCAAATCTTCTTTTAATTCATTTTTACGTGAAAAATGTCCTGAAATATTTGAAGAAATTCATATATCTGAATACGCATATTCAAAAATAGCAATCGACATTTCTCTTTATATAAATAAATATAAAGCTACAGGTGGAGATGGCCATTGGAAAAAATATTTCATAAAATTAATTACTTCACTACGTAGAAATCAAATACACTGTGTATTTATTTTTGATGGTAAATCTCCTCCAGAAAAAGAAGCAGAAAGATTAAAAAGAAAACAAGAAAGAGCAAAATTAGAAAAAAATGTTTTTGAGCTTGAAACTAGCCTAGAAGAATATTATAAAACAGGTGTAATCAATCAATCTTTACTTAAACTATATAATAGTAGGAAATCGAAACCATCACTTTTAAGTAATAATTTTGATATAAACTGGGTTGAAGAGAAAATAAAACAGAAAAAGTCACAATTATATCAAATATATCCTGAAGACTACGAAAGTATTAAAGAACTTTTTAATCTATTAGATATACCATATTATACTGCTCCATGGGAAGCTGAAAAAATGTGCGCAAAACTAAATATAGATGGATTGGTAGATGCTGTCTTATCTGAAGATACTGATGTCATGGCTTATGGAACACCAAATTTTTTAAGTAAAATCGATACTACTAATGATACTTGTATAAGAATCAAAAAAGATTATTTATTAGAAAGGTTAGATTTTAACGAAGAAGAATTTTTAGATTTTTGTATTATGTGTGGTACAGATTACAATAATAACATTCCTAAAATTGGTAGTAAAACATCATTCAAACATATAACACAATTCAAAAATATAGAAAATTTTAATGAAAAAACTAATATAGATATTTCTATTCTAAATCATAACAGAGTTCGCGAACTATTTATCGAATTTGAAGATTATAATATTTTGAACATTCCTTACTGTGGACACCCTAATTTTGATAAATTAGAAGAATATGTAAAGAAAAACCATATATGTGATAATGCTGAAGGTATA